TTATTAGATGAAATAATAAACATATTAAATCAAATAAACTAAAACAAATAATAATTATGACCGCAAAAGAAGCTGTTGACAGAATTGCTGAATTGTTAAACCTAAAGTTTAGTAGTTCACAAAGATTTGCTACAACAAAGTTAGAAGACGGAACTGAAATTACTAATAACCTTGACGAAGAGTTTAAGATTGGACAAGAGTTATATGTAGTTGGTGAATCTACTTTAACACCAGCACCCGCTGGAAAACACACAACTCGTGAAGGTTTGGTTCTTACTGTTGATGCTGAAAGTATTATCATCGCTATGGAAGATAAGACAACTGAAGCACCAGCAAATGAGGAAGGTAAACCCGAAGAGGAAGTGAAGGAAGAGGGTATGAGTGAAGAAGTGGAGATTGAAGTTCCAACCGAGGCTGCTGATGTGATGACTGAAGAAGTTGTCCAAGCAGTAGTTGAGGCACTAGCACCGATTGTAGAAGAGGTTAAAACTTTAACCGAAGAGATGAAAAAAATGAAAGAAATGTATGAAGCAAAATACAGTTCATTAAAAGAGGAGTTTACCTCATTTAAGAGACAACCACAAAAGTTCTCTGTAACTGAAGTAAAAAAGAACTTCAAGGAAAGCGCAGCTGACTATAAGTTAGATGTTATTAGAGCGTTCCAAAAATAAAAAATAAAAACTAAAAAAATAAAACTAAAAATTAAATTAAATAAAATGGAAAATAAAAAGAAATTTTCGTTCAATTATGATTTATCAGCTCTTCCTACATACAACTCGTATGGTAGTGATATGTTGATTAAATCTATTCTTGGTTTAACCCTTCCAAAGTATGCGACTATCCGTCCTAACTTGAAAGGTACAACCGAGAAGGTAGGTTTTGTAACTAACGATGTTATCTTACAAGATTTAAGTTGTGGTTTTGACCCAACTGGTTCAACAGTACAGAACTTGGTTACTGTGGACTTATGTAATAAAAAAGTAAATCAACAATTGTGTCCTTACGATTTGTATGATACATATTTGTCTCAATCTTTATCAAATGAGAACTTCCAAGAGAGTGTACCATTTGAGGAAGTTATTTTGACAGATATTTCTAACAGAATTGCTAATCAAGTTGAGAAGCAATTGTGGAACAACACTGTAGCAAGTGGTGGAACTTATGGTTCAGCTTGTTTTGATGGAGTTGGTGCGTTAATCACAAGTGGTAATGGTGCTACACAAATCGCATATACTGCGGCTACAGCATCTAACGGACTTGATGTATTTACTGCTATTTACGAAAGTATCCCAGCAAATGTTTTACACAGAGATGACTTGGTTATCTTCACATCATACGCAAACTACAGAGGTCTGGTAAGTTCAATGAGAAACTCAAGTTATGTCAATCTGTTCACGATGGATAGTGCTGGTGCTGCTCAAGGTGAGGAGTGGAGTTTGTTATTACCTGGAACTAATGTAAGAGTTATTCCTACAGTAGGTTTGGATGGTATTTCAGCATACTACGCTGGTCCAGCATCTTACTATATGGTTGGTATGAACAGTGAGATTATGACTGTTAAATCTATTTATGACCCATTTGAAGACCAGGTGCGAATAAATGCTCATGTTACATACGGATTGGGTATTTTTGATGTGGCTTCATTCTGTGTTTGTAAATAATACATAAACTAAAAATTAAAAATAGTAAGAAATGGCAAGTTGTTTTATAAGTGACGGATATACCCTTGATTGTCGTAATGCGTCAACGGGTGGAATTAAAAGTTTGTGGGTTCTTGGTGATAGCGGAAACACTATTAGTGGTGTAACATACACTGTTGATGGTGAAGTAAGTTCAATGTCGGGAACTGGAACTTGGTATAAGTTTGAGTTGGTAAGACAAAGTTCTTCTTTTACAGAGGAATTACAAGTTAACACTACCAACCAGTCCGTAGTATTCCAACCAACTGTTGCTATCGCTCTACCAAAGCTAAATCAAGAATTGCGTAATTTGTGGTTTGATTTAATCAAACAAAATGCGTTTTATATGATACTTTTGGATAATAACGATAGATACTGGTTGTTAGGTATTGAGAACGGATTATACGCATCTGCGGGACAGATGTTAAGTGGATTGGCATACAATGATGCTAATGGTATCAATTTAACAGTTATTGGTGGTGAACCAAACCCATCAGTACAAATTGATGTAACTAGCACATTAGCGGCAGTAATGTCGGGTATGACTGTACCAGTTGAGTAATATTTACTCATAAAAACTTTTGTATGGAGGGGGGAGCAAAAAACTCCCCCTTCTTACAAATATAAAGATATTTATTGTTATGAAAAAAGAACAAGGTTTAGGAATTATGAGACACTTACTAACATTTGTAGGTGGTATTCTCGTTATGAAGGGTGTTGTTGATGAGGCAACATTTACAGAAATAAGTGGAGCACTTTTAACCGTTGTCGGTGGTATTTGGAGTGTTTTAATAAAAAAATAAGTAAGTAACTATGGGATATATTAGATGGGGTGGAAAAAAGTGGTATCCTCAAAAACCACAACCAAGAAAACCAGATATTAACGAATTGATGAAACCTTTGAGTGAAAAGGTGAATAAAGGTAATGTGTGGGGTTCAGTTATTATGAATGTGGAAAAAGGGACAACACCTCCAACACCACCATCAGTTCCAGAGTTTCAATTTAGCGTTGATACAACAATAGCGGGAACTAGTGGTGTTGGTAAGTTTCAATTACCATTAGTATCCTCATTACCATTAAATGCTGTTGTTGATTGGGGTGATGGTAATACAGATACGATTACCACATATAATCAAGCCGAAACATTACACACTTATTCATCTGCTGGTGAATATACAATAACCATTACTGGTGATATAAGTGGTTGGCAATTTAATAATGCTGGTGATAGATTAAAAATGAAAGATATTAAAAAATGGGAAGCATTAAATATTAGTGTTAGTGCTGGATTTAGAGGTTGTAGTAATATGACTTGTTCTGCTACAGATGCTCCAACAATATCAACTACATCATTAGAAAGATATTTCCAAAGTTGTTCTTTATTTAACGGGGCAATTGGTAATTGGGATGTTTCCAATGTATCCAACTTTACAAGTATGTTTAACTCAGCATTAGTGTTTAATCAAAATATAGGAACTTGGAATACATCAAATGCCACAACTTTTAGTGAGATGTTTAGTTCGGCTACTAACTTTAATAATGGTGGTAGTGATAGTATTAAAAATTGGAATACTTCAAGTGTTTTAAGTATGTTCCGTATGTTTAGAACAAACAACGCATTTAATCAACCTATAGGTTCTTGGGATGTTTCAAGCGTAACGAATATGTTAGGTATGTTCTACCAAGTAATACCATTTAATCAAGACATAAGTGATTGGAATATATCAAATGTGTCAAACTTTACTGGTTTTATGGGTAATAAAGGTGCTGCAAATTATAGTGCTACTTACTTGGATAATATTTATAACAAATGGAGTTTATTATCAGTAGTTAGTGGATTAACTATTGATTTTGGAACTATCAAATATACAGCTGCGGGACAAAGTGGAAAAGATGTTTTAACTAATGCTCCCAATAACTGGGTAATAATTGATGGTGGAACATAATATGTTAGAACATAATGTTAGAATAAAAATTAAAGATAATAAAACTAATCAGTCAGTATTGATTGATAAGTTCATAATAAACGAGTTTAGATGGGATTTAAGAAGCTCAAATGTAATAATTGAGGTATTATACTACTTTAACAAAAATCTCTTGTTTAAGAACGATTTTATCTTTAATGAAAAAACTGATGTTGATGTTAATAAATTGATTGATGAAGTAATAGAAAAACATTATGGGACGAATATTTAGACCGAAAAGATACTCTTATTATTTAGGGGAACAGAGACCGATACTTGGTATTGATACACAATTTGTGGATACGAACCCACCAAGTCCAACACCCACTCCTTCAATTACTCCAACGCAAACAATAACACCAACTCCGTCAATTACTCCTACTTTAACTCCAACAAATACACCAACACCTACTTTAACTCCAACACCTAGTGGTGTTGTATCATATTTTTATGAAGGAACAAGGTGTGATGATTTATTTAGTCCAACATTTATCTTAAGAAGTTCATTTGTTATTACGGGTAATACTGTATCGGTTGTTGGTGATGATACAAATTGCTATAATGTTGGTAGTCCAGTTGGAACACAACCACTTTGGGATTATGATGTTATTGCTGAGTTTGTTGATTGTCCTACTTGTGAGGCAACTTTATTTGACCCAGACGCAGCAGCATATTTAAGTGATGTATTGACTGCGGGAGGTAGTTTAGATGCTACAATTTCGGGGGCAACTAATACATTATTCAAGGACTTAAAATCAAATGGACTTTATAGTAAATTAGATATTCTTTACCTAATGTTAGGTGAAACAAGTAGTTCAATGGCATTAAACGCCATTAGAACAAATAGTAGTTTTGATATTACTTGGAATAATGTTGGTGATTTAACATTTGATTATTCGGGTATTACTAATACTGGAAGTGGATATGGAAATACAAACTATAACCCAAGTATAGAAAGTAGCCCAACAAATAGTTCAACGGGTTATTATCTTGTTGGTGGAAACATCGGTGGAGGAAATGGTGAAGTATTCCCAGTTGGTTCTTATGATGGAACTTACTTAAACACACAATATCAAAACAGCGGAGCACAAACTATAGGAATATACGGATATAATACTTCAAGAGTTGAAGCCTTAAGAACATTTGCTAGTTGGGATGGTTCTTATATTGGAACATTTGATAATACACCAACAAAATCAACATATAAAGACGCAAGTGGTGGTGATAGTCAAATTGTTAGTGGTTCAACTACGGGTAGTGCTGGATTACCAAATCAACCTTATTATGTAATGGTATTAAATGTAAATGGTAGTCCGTATTCGGGTCAATACTATAATGGTAGGGTTCAGTCGGTATTCTGTGGTGATTATTTAACCCCAAGTGAAGTAAATACGATTGATGGACTAATAAACACTTTCCACACCACATTAGGAAGAAATATTTATTAAAAGATGATAATACTAAACCAAAGTCAATTAAATGTAGCTACAGCGACTTGTTCCTTAAATAAGTCGTTAAGTAGTCCTACATATTTGTGGAGTGTTCAACATAAATTAACGAACCAAAGATGGAGATTTATACCCTATCAGTATCCAACAACTGTATCGTATAACCCTCCGTATGATTTGTTTAGTATAAGAGTTGATAATTCAGTACCCGAAGTGTTTACGGCAATAACTGCGGACAACACAGTTAATTTACATTTAATACCTGGTGATTACTTTGTTAAGGTATACGAACAAGTATCAACCACAAACTTAAACCCAATGTCGGCATACGATGTGGTATATGAGACAACAGCCCGTTTAATAGGAACTGGTAATACTCAAAACGAGTTAGTTTCATATACAGCAAACACCGATGTATTTACAGTATATAAAGGATAATGATTAACATAGAAAAACTTAATTTCAATATGTCCACCTTAACAAGTTTTAAGGAGGTAATAACCCGTAATGAGATATTCATTAGATGGGGTGAAGATAATATGTTCGTAAATGAACTATATTTGTTAAACGACGCATCACCTATACAG